GACCTGTATCGGGTGATGACCTTGCCATCCCTGTTTTCGATAACTACTTCGTAGAAGCCGAGGGCATCTGGCTCCCCATCGTTAATCCATCGTGTCTTCATCTCTTTCATAGCTCCTGTTGCCCCCTTACATCGTCAAGCTGTGGCGGATAGTTCATCGGGTTGAGTATGTTTTCAACCTCTCGTTCCGCATCGGTCATTAGCGGTTCGGGTGGGCGTTGTACAACACCAGACACGTATCGGGAGACCTCATCTTCGACCTTCTCTTGAAGATGGGTGAATAGTTGCCAAGCTGCTTTGCTCATCTTGTGCTTCGCAAGGATTGCGGCTTCTTGTTCGGCGGGGGTGTTGATAAGGTCGGTCTCGGTCTCGATGCACACCATCTCCAGCACATCGAGCAGAACCGGCCAGCCCTCGCTCTGTCTCAGCACAAACAGAGCGCGGCGGTCATCTGGCGTTAATTGCGCCGTGACTCCGAAGCTCCGTTCTGTGCGAATATCATTCACGCGTAGACCTCGTATTCAGGAAAATGAAATTTTCCTGTGTAACTTACCCGACACAACGTTAGCCTCAGCCCCCCGGCGAGGAACCATAGAACTGGCTCCCCTGAATCGCTCGCTCGTCGGCAACGCGTTGCGCGAAGGACGAGGCACGTTCGAGGGGAGATTCTATGAGCTTCTTTCCTGCACTGTCTACACTCTTGGCGGCGATACGGATTTGACCCTTGCGGTCCTCTAGCTCCATATCGTTCTGATGTTTCTTGTCCATCATGGCGCTATCGGCCTGCGCCTTAACGACGGCGGGATTGTTCATCGCCATCGACTGCTTCTCCTCGGGAGTCATCGGTACAACAAGGTTGCGCTGGTTCTTCCACTGACTAACATCCATGACCATCGACGTCATCTCCATGACGTCGACCTTCCATCCGGTCTGACCCATCTGACCGACGAGGGCTTGGTTGCCGAAGACTTCGAGCAGGAAGGGAAGCGCCTGAGCCATCTGCGTGCGAGCCGCGAGCCGCGTCCCGGCCATCGTGTCGAACTTTATGTCTGCGTTGAAGAAGTCATCGAGGTCGATTTGAATGTCTGCGGCCATCTTGTCGCCAAGAATCTCGCGAATCTCCTTGACCGGCATCCTCTCCTTCACCATCGACCAGAGGAACTTAAGGAAAGGCAGCATCACCCCGTCGATAACGCGCTCTACGGGGGCTTGTATGCGTCCCTGAGACGCGGCCTGCAACATCCCCGCCCCGGTCCCCGAACGCCCCACGCTGCTCCCACGCCCCGGCAATGACCCTTGTACGGCAGCTTGGTCAGCGCCGGTCGTCGCGTCAGCGGTCATCTCGGCATTTTGCAGAGCACGCCACGCGTCGGGCGGAACTTGGGGCTGAGGCACGAGCATGACGGCCTTCGTCGCATCGTTGCCGTCGACCACTCGGATGCCACCCAAACGGCGGCGATGTTCCTGCGTGGGGATGTTCGCGCCACGCGCAATGATGGTCTCTGGCTGGACGGCGTACGCGATAATATCCAGCGCTGCGTTAACGACGCCTTGAGATTGCCTTTGTTGGCTTCCGGCTATGCGGCCAACGCCAAGTCCGGCGGCCGCATTTTCGATATTCCAGAAGTTTGCGGAGAAGTACGGGAGGCAGGGAAGCTCGTGCTTGTCGTTGCGAATCACGCACTTCTTTTGGAGTACGACGCGCACTTGGTCATCGTCCCACCATTCGAGCAGTTGCATGGGTTTCAGAAGGGGGTCTTCGCTGGTCTCTGCGTTCTGGCGCTCGGCCTGATGGATGGTGGGGTTACTGGTGAGGCTCTGGTCGACAACGTTCTGGCTCTCGACCTGCTCCGTGTCGTTCATGAACATGAACCGGAGGGTTTCGTCATCCGGTATGTCGTACTCAGGATTTTGCCGGAGCTTTTTCAGGTCGTCATAGTTCAGCCACGTCTCTTCGATGACGGTCCCGGCACGCCACATTTGGTTCGGTGCGTTCCATTTTGGATTCCAAAAAACCGTGCCTAATTCTTTCTTCTCAAAGAACGGGCGGTTGCGAATGACCTCCTCTTCCACGACCTCGAACTCTTCGCTCTCAGCCGTGTACGCCTCGATGGGTGGACCGCCGAGGGGGAGGTGAATCTTGATGGGGCTGGCCTTGCGCTTGTAGTGCCGCTTTATCTCGGTGTAGGTCTCCCAACCCGCCTTGAATATTACGGTCCCTTGATTGGTCATGCCCTCGATGCCATAGGTGAGTTCCTGCTTGAAGCAGCAGAGTTCGAGGAGCACTTCAATCAGCGCCTTCCACGCTCGCGCTGTGTTCTGGTCGACGTTGGGGCGGGGGCGGATTTCAAACGGGGTGGCGTCCGAAAAGATGGCCCCTGATATGGCAGGGGCCAAAGAATTTACAGCCTTAGCAACGTCAAAGCGGCTAATGTTCGATTTGCTGACCGAACTGTTTTCGTATTGAGCGAATGTGCGGGGAGACTGGTACAAAATCGCGCTCTCATTCCAATGTAAAACCCACTTTTTGTCATCGAGCCATGCTTGGTAGCGCTCGAAGTCTTGGCAGACAATGGAGAGAACGGCAGCGTCGGTGTATTTGGGGGCAGGAGCGAAGGTCGCAGGCGTGCTAACGTCCTTCGGCATAACTGGAGCAGTCGGATTGCTTTGCTCTAACAGCGCAGGCATGGAAACCCCTCACCAAGCAATTAATGGCCCAATTTGCCGGGTTCGGTCGGGGCTAACACACCAGACGCTTCCGATGATTCATTAACGCCTCAGAATCAAGGCGCTGTTGGGAGGCATATTAGCACTATGAGCGGTGGATGCAAAACTTCTAATAGGCAACCACGTCATTGCAGCCGCAAGGACAGTCGATACTGTCACACCATCCATCAGGCCATGCGCTATCGTCTACCCCCCAACGCCGCAGCCACGCGAGCAGGGCAGTCCCTTCCTCAGTCAGCCACGCAGACCCTACACCAGTACCGTGCTCGACCAGCCCCCAGTCATCGAGAACCTTCGCGCCAAACTCAAGCCACCTGATAGGAGCTTCGGGCGGGTCGTAGAAAAGGCCGTTTTTTTCATGGTCCTCAGCTATCTCCAGAAGGTGAAGGAGGATGGGCCAGTTCGATGTACCACAGCCGCACAGCTTTACTTTTTCGAGAAAAACTTTCGCCTCTCTGAGCTTCATGCTTTCAGCCTACTCCAGCCCCGGTATCAGCACCTCAAGCCCAGTCTCGGTCAGACGCCGGTTCTCGATGTAGTCCTCCTCGACATAGACCTCTTCCGGCTCTGGCTCGGGCGGGGCGTAGATTCCGCGACCGTACACAAGGTTGTAGTGGTCCCGCTCCTTCATCTGGCTCCACTCATCGGCCTCCCGGTCATAGCCTTCGGCGGCGATTGAGAGGGGGAGGTTGTCGGCGCACCGGCTCACCACGTCGGGGATGGCGCTATCGTCCATCATCCCGAACTGGGTCATTTGGGCCATGAGGGGCTTGAGTTCCTTGATGCCGTTCGAGAACACCAGCCTGCCGGTCGCCAGCACAGCCTCAAGACCTCGTATGCGTGTGTCGCGCTCGCCGTGGTCGAGGTCCGTATCCTGCCAGCTAACGCTCAAGTCCCACCCCGTCGTGAGGGCGTAGTTCGAGATGGCTGGCTGCATGAGGCGAGCGCCGGGGGACTCCTCGACCGTGATGCGGTGCAGGCCGTGTTTGCGAGCGAGCTTGTTCACGAGGGTCGCGAGCACGGAGGGCTTGTGGACCCCGTAGAGAATGTCGATTATGTAGCAGCGGTTGTGATGGAGGACGCCCACGGCTGCGGCGGCTGACTTCCACTTGTTCGACTGGCAGGGGAAGCGCCAGTGTATGAATGTGCTCCCCTCCATCGGCATCTCACTCTCGTCGCGCATCACTTCGAGCATCTGTTCAGACGAGAAAACCACCTCGTTGTCCCCGTACTCGTCAAGCATGTACTGTGACTGAAAGGAATCGAACGAACTTTCATATTCTTCACGGAGGTAGTCGTAGCTGAGGATGGTGGGGAAGAGTAAATCGACCTCATCCGGCTCGGGACAACCGTTCGGCGTCAGCCGCTCGCCGCTCTT